AGCAACTTGATAATGCTGCACATCTGTAACTACAGTTTTAAAACTTCTTACGACATGATGACTAGTTATATAATCACTACACCTAGGAGCCCAGTGATCAACCCTTTCCACAGGATAACTATCAGACCTAGTCCAGATGAACTTACATTCTATGCCATTCCTATTGTCAATTGGGTCACCAAATTCGTGCTCTCTGGGCCTTATAGATTGCAGCTTGAAAGTCACCTGATTGTCTTGAGCCCTGGGTAATACTGGTGGTGTTGCTATACTAACGTTGTTAGCTGCAAAAGATCTATGCTCACTGTTAGAAGAAGTGCTTAAATAATGAACATCAAACCCTTGCCACCTGTTAACTACTCCTAGAGCCCATAAATCGAAGAACTCGTAAGAGAGATCGAACCTCAGATTGTTCCTAGCCCGCTCAGGTCCACACAATAAAAAGCTTGATGCGTAAGGTGTATTACTCAGTAAGCTCCCAGACCTACCGACCACTAGAGCAGCGCATCCAGGGATCACTATGTTGTTGAAGATTAGGCTGTTATTCCGTTCCTCATACCCGTAATCAGCCATATGATCAATATTAATCCGGCCGAACCTGACACGGTTTTTATGATTTACTGAGATACCAGTGGTCAAATAAGTGCCGGTTTGTGAGTATATAGGCACTGTGACTTTTTCTCCTAGTACAGCTGAAACTATAACGGGTTCACGATTGAATGTTTCAATAGCTGTGTCATCTGGGTAAGCTAATGACCTCAGAAGCTCTAGAGAATTTTTCTTATTTACTTTAAATAAATATTCGCCCCAATACCAAGCCGTGTTTCGTAGCAACGAGGTACATAAAGAAGATTCACTGTACGCTTCAGCCTTTTGATAAGCTGTTAACGCGTCAGCACTAAGGCAAACAGCCTCACCTTCCATAAGAAAAGGGAACACTGCTCTTTTCAAACCCACCTTCGGTAGACTGAGCGTTCGGTGTAACCCAGTCCACCAATGTGCCTCAACCGTCTCTGTTGCTGGGTGTGCGAGCCAGTTAACAAGATAGTTTTGCGCACATAGTAAGTCTT